TTTAATATTACTGGCTTCTGTCGGAGATTGTCGAACACAGACAAAATACGAGTTATCTACGCTTACACTCAAGGCGATGATATAAACACTATGAGCGGTGTGAATGTTTACGGATACGACCAAAATAATATATCTAGTATTGGGTTTGTACAAATTACTGATGAGGATAGCAATGTATTGTACGGAATTGATAATGGTGTTTTAATTGATGGTCTGAATTATCTATTATATAAAGGGGTAGAAAAAAATACATTCACTGCTAATATAGTTGATGGTAATGGTGTTTTAACTGATTTAGATAATGGACTTGATGTACCTGATATTGAAGATATAAAAGAAATAGCAACCTTATCGTGGCAAGCAAAAAATAATGCTGTCATTGATAATGATTATACAACTTTCTTAAAAAATAGATATACTGAATATAAAGATATTATAACTTGGAGTGGTGGTAAAGAATATTTAGATATTGATATTTTTGATGGTGGTACTAGTAATACTTATACTGTTGAAGAATTTATAGAAGCAATGAATAATGCACATTCTATGATTTCACACAATGGAATATTAGTAACTAAACCTATAACATTTACTGATGTTGAGAATGGTTTATATAGAAATGATAAAGGGCATGTGTATTATTCAATAGCAAATACAGATTTTACTTTTGAAACAAATGCAACAAATATATCATTATTGGAGAATTATTTAAACGATTATAAACTAAATAGTTTAGCTTTTAGAAATATGCAACCTAATTATCTATTATTGAAACTTAATATCTCATATAGATTAAATAGTTCATATGTTAATAATTATAGTATATCTCAAAGAAAAGAAAATATAATGAAATATATTAATGAAAATTCTTTTCAATTTAAAGGTGAGTTTAGTTTAGATAAACTAAAAGAATATATAAAAAGTTTTGATGAAGTGGCTGATTTATATAATTTTGATATTACATATGATATCAAGTTTAAGAATAATAACACAGAATATAATTATTTTAGATTATTTAATGCTCTTGAAACTGATTTAAATGGTAGTCTATCAAATAAGAATATGATAGATAATGATGGAAATCAATATTATATAAGTAGTAACTCATCAATTTTAACAATCGGAAATGATAGCTCAACTGTTACAGATAATGATTGGAGTTTTGATAAAGCTAATGGAGCTTTTAGATTTAAATATGATTTTGGAACTGCTGAATATGTTTATATAAAGAATTTACCAATGAAAATAAATAATGGTAGACTTAAAACACAAAGAGAACTAATAATAGGCGTTGAAAACATCAATGATATATCAATAGTGGTGGTGTAGAATGGCTTTTTTTATAATACGATATACAGGTACTATTGAGGATAAACCATATGAATCGGATAAACTATCAAGAGTTAGAAGACTTCAAGGTTTTGAAAGTGAGTTAGTTAAAGAATATATAAGAGAAAGTAGTCCACAGTTTGTAAATTATATATCGATGATGCTAAGATTTTTAGATAGATTTGATATTACTAATTTACAAAAAGAAAATGAAAACACATCTTTATATGGTACTTTAATTAATTTTCTTAAATTTAATGATGTATCATCTTTGAATATGGAAGATAGTAAGGCTGTAAATTTATATGTTACTAATTATCTTAAATCAATGGATTTTAGAAATAACATTATAACATATAAAGAGTCTGAATATTTTAAAAGATTTATGGATAGTGCAAGTCAGCTCTATGGTGCTAGAGGAACAGCTAAATCTTATGATTGGTTTGTTAGATTAGTTGGTCAATTTACTTTAGTTAATAATGATGTAACAATTAAATTCCATTCATTTTTTACTAATCAAAATGGTAGTTTAGATTTACCACCTGCATATAATAATAGTGGTGTTCGTTTGGAGGTTGCTGATGCGAGTGTTTTTAGTGTTGGTGATGTTTTACTTTGTACTAATGGTTTTACTGGCGTTGTAAGCGAAATATACGATAATAAGTTTATATATTTCCTTGATAGTGATGTTACTGGAGATACACCAATAGGCGAATTAGCTTTTGTATCTGGAACGCCATCAGTTAATACAAGGGTTATTGATTATGATGAGGATATTGTAATATTTAGTGATTTACCAGTTTATTATAAAACTGCATCTGAAATATTATTACATACTAATTTAGAACACGGTGCAAGTAGTATACTTAGAAGTGATTTTGGTAATTATCCTTTTGAATTTCAGATATTAAGTAAATCATATAATTATTATACTTCTGGATTACATTACTTAATGTTGAATTTGTTTAAACCTACTGGTTATGTATGTTGGACATATTTTGAATTTGAACCTGTATTGACTAGTTTTATTGTAAAGGATATAGTATTTAAACACGTTTTTTATAAAACATTTAATATAAATAGAGTGAATATAGATAGTATCCCTATAACTCGAATGGTTGAGAGTGGTACTTGGAATGGCAGTGATTTAGAAGCTGTTAGTGGTATGAAATCAGAAAGTACTTCAAAATCTGATATAGTACGTAAACTTTTAGAAAGTGGTAATATTTAATAGGAGAATATGATGAGAAACAAAGACCCTCGCTACATTAACGAAACAGGTTTTAAAGGTGGAACTATAGCAACTGGAGCAGGTTTAGTTGTTGATTTCCCAATTGCACTAGGTGGTGCATACATTATGTCAATGAATGTAAATAATAGTGATTCTACTGATGAGCTTGTAACTGTATCAATGCTTAACGAAAGTGATGCTGTAGTTGCTGAGTTTGGAGCATTTACTATACTTTCTGATGCAGGTAATGGTACAGTAGAGACATTTAACTTAAAGGGTGCTTTTACATTCTTGGATAAAGATGGTGCTGAGAATTTAATTTTAAATATTCCTAAAGGATATAAACTTAAATTTGTTGGTGCTAGTGGTAATTGTTTTGTTAGTATTCAATATGGTACATATGCTTCTGACTTATAAATAATAGTGTAATAGGAGGTATAATATGGCTACACAAAATGGAAATGGAACACTAACAAATAAAGCATTAACAATGCTTGCTTTACAAACAGCAAATACGGAATTGACTATTAATTTCGGTAATTTTTTCATTAGTGATAATACTGAAGCAGTTACTTATGATGGTTTAACTAAAAGACAAGACCCTACATATACATTCAATGAAATGTTAGAAGATGATTTATCATCTTTTATATCAAGTAGTGGTAATAATTTAAGCGGAGCATCTGCTCATTCAAACGAAGTTGGTATAAGTGGTGATATTGTAACAATGCCAGTTTTATGTCAAATGCCTATCAATAGCGTTGCTTATCCTATCAATGCACAATCTATATATGTTTGTGCTACAATAAGAAAGTATATGCGTAATACTGGTGCTATAGCTAATGGAACTGATGTAATTGTATTAAATGGAAATTATGTATATGATTTGAATGTTGGTGATTACTTAGGGATTACATCAAATATTGAAGCAGGGTATGAAGATTTTAGAATTAAGGCTATAACATATGACCCAGTAACTACAATGACCACAATAACATTGGAGACTTTACTTGGTGGAGTTGCTTCATATGTTGGTGATAGTGAAAATTATGCTAGGGTATTTACTGGATTTACAAATGCTGTATATGATAATCCTAATTGTGATTATTATGTTTTTTATACTGGCTGTTTGATGTATGATGATGTTTTACCAGAAACATTAATGTCAATAACATTGTTAAGCGGTATGAATAATAATTTCAATGTATCATTACAATATGAAACATATACTGGACATATTGTTGATATAGATTTCTTAGAAACTGCTGTGGCAGAAATAGATGTGCATAATAATGATTTAGGAGCACATTTTGATATGAAAGCAGTTGATATGTTAAATACGGCTCGAACGAGACAAGATATTAGGGTAATAGAAGATAGATTATCTGATGCAGGAATTTAAAAAAGGAGATTATAATGGATTATAGACAATTTAATGACCAATTATTGATGTATCATAGCGATTTAGTTACTTGGGCTGATTCAATGCGTGATTTTACAAATAACCCAATTCCAGGAACTGTTGATTTTGTATGGAGTAATGGAACAACTAAGACAGTTGATAATATGGCAAAAATACAAGCTGAGGCAAATAAACAATTTAGTGCTGTTTTATCAGAAAATGTAGTTAAAGGTAATGCACTTAAATTAATAAGTGATGGGGGTATTGCTAAATATAAGAAAATATTACCAGAAGGGGTTTCCTTTGATAGCGTACCAGTAACTGGCGATATGAAAAGTTCAGCTGTTGTTTATGACTCAAAGAATGAAAGAGCTGTTACTATATATACTAATGGGTCTAATTTATTTTATCGTATTGGTACAGTTGATTCATCAAATAATATTTCTATTGGTACAGAAATAGAATTACTAAACCCAGTTGGGGCATTGACTATAGAAACTGATATTGTTTGGGCTTATTATATTGAAAGTGCTATTGGTGGTGAGGGTAATGGAGCAATAGTTGTCATATTTATTTAATATGTGAATTAGATGCAACTAAAACATCATTAAACAGGACAACTATATTTAATATATCTACTACTCATACCTATAGTTCATATTATAATACGTCAGTTTCTATGATTAACGATAGTATACATATTGTATTTACTGTTACTGATGATCCTACTACATATAGAGCAATTAAATATACAAAATTAACTAATATTAGTGTTGCGATTTTAACTGTAACAGCAGAAGAAAGTGTTGCATATTTTAATGTTACTACTAATTTAATTCTTGGTGTAGCGTTTACACAAGATGATATATCGAATATGTTATATATTGGATATTCTATACTTAATGATTCTTCTTTATATAAGATATTTATACAAAAAAAGGTATCAGGCGGTACATTTGATAATTCTAATAATATTGAGATAATGTCTAGTTCTGACATGATACTATTAAAAAATATAGTATATGATAATATTAATGATTATATAATGTTTATTATTGATTTTGAGGTTTATAAGGCTATATACTCTATATCATATCAATGCTTTGGTGCTGGATCATCTGCTTTTTATTTAGAAAAAAATAGGACGATTTTGATATTTAGAGATTCAAGTGGAGCGTGTTTTACTAATTATGATAGTGTACGGGGTTTATTATATATTATATTTAGTCATGAAAATAAAATCAAACTTTGTATATATGAACAAACTAATATAAATATGTCGCTTATTGATACTCGTGATTTGTATACTGGTATTACAATATTACTTACAGTTGGGTTTTGTATATATGATGATTTTTATATATTACAACACCCAGAATATATATATTGTATTACTGTTGATGATAGGGATTTAATTTTTGCTTATGCTGAACAATCTGGTGCTATTGGAGAAACTATTTATGGTTCTCCTGTAGGTAGTAATAGTAATATATTTGCTCCATATAATGTAAATTATATAGGAAAAATATTGTATATTGATAAAGATTTATACCCTACCCTTGATAAAAATGATTACCCTATAGGAACTATTGTATCTACTACTGAGTTATTAAGGAAATAATATGAAAATTACAAGGGTTAGGGACACATCTAAGAAGGACGATAATGGTATAGAAAAGTTCTTTCATAGAGGTGTTCATAACCTTCGTGATAATGGCTTATCGTGATAATGGCTTAAAAATAATTTTAAGCAAAAAAGAGAAAAGAGAAATTAAAAAATGTCAAGGAGACCCTATATATTTTATAGAAAATTATTGTAAAATTATTTCATTAGATGATAGTTTACAATTAATGAAACTTTTCCCTTATCAAAGAAATGCTGTTGAATATATGTTTACCAATAGAAATTGTATTTTTAATTGGGGTAGACAGCAAGGAAAATCAACAATTGCTTCCGCTGTTTTTATTTGGTCTATTTTATTCATACCATATTATACTATATCCTGTTATGCTGATAAAGATGTTGATGCAATGGGTTTGCTAGAGAGAGCTAGAACAATGTATAGCAATCTTCCTATATGGATACAAAAAGGTGTAGTTAAATGGAATGACCATAATATAACTTTAGAGAATGGTAGTAGTGTATCAGCTCACGCAACTACTCCTACTTCTGGTAGGTCAACTTCTATCAATTGGCTATATGTAGATGAAATGGCACATATACCAAAGAGAATTTGGGACGGTTTTTGGAAAGGTGTTGAGCCTACTATTTCATCTGGTAGTACAACAAAAATTCTTATTACATCAACCCCTGATGGATTAAATCATTTTTATGATTTTTATGAAAAAGCCAGAATGGGTTTAAGTAATTTTAAAGAATATCAAGTTAATTGGAGAGAACACCCTAATAGAGATGAAGATTGGAAAATAGAAAAACTCAAACAAATATCAACACGAGAGTTTGCACAAGAATATGAAGTAGAATTTTTAGGCTCTGCACATACTCTTATTAAGGGTTCTATTCTAAAGGAAATGATTGTAAATAAACGACCACCTTTATTATATAGGAAATTTGTTTGTAATAAAAAGTTTGATATGAAAATTATATATGAACCAGTAGTTGGTAATAGATATATAATAGGGGTTGATATTGGTGAGGGTGTAGGACTTGATTATACTGTATTTTCAGTTATCAATGTTTCATCTGCTAAGACATTTAAATTAGTTGCACAATTTGTATCAAATTCTATATCAACCAAGAAACTACCATATTTATTAGAAGAGATAGGTTTGTATTATAATGAAGCACTTATTGTAGGTGAAAATAATGTAGGACTTGAAGCATATGAGATTCTAGCAGATGAGTTAAACTATAGTAATGTTTATTATAGTAACAAAGAAAAAAGATATGGTTATAGATTAAGTAAAACTAAAAGAGATATGGCACTAAAAGAATTAAAAGATATAATTGATGATAGGAAATTAATTATTGAAGATTATGATACTATTTATGAATTAACTAGATTTGTTGAAATTAAATATAGGTATCAAGCAGATGCAGGAGCTAATGATGATAGAGTAATGAGTTTAAGTGCATTTGCTTATTTTATTGCTAGTAAAGAAAGATTTAGAAAATATATTGCTGATGTTGATTATATGAGAACATTTCATGATATGGACGTTGATGATGGTGTTGGTGATGGTATCGCTCAAATGATGATTGTAAATGAAGTAATGATTACAATGGACGAAGTTGATAATACAATGAAAGAAAATGAAGGATATAGCCCTGTTAATTTAAATGGCTGGGCTGGTATTGGAGAAGATGATGGTGGAGATTTCTTTATACCTTAACAAAAAGGATATATAACAATGAGCATTTCAACAAATATTATAAGAAATAAAACAACCCCTAATTTTATTAATGGATTAACTTTTGGTTTATTTAATTGGGGAGATATTAATGTTCCTATTAATGTTTCATTAAGTAATATTAGAACTAAAATTGGTACTATTAGTGATGATAATTTGCTAAGTTATAACGATGCTGAGAGCTTTTGTAATGTAGCAAGTAATATCAATGTATATCGTGTTTATCCGTCATTAAGACAAACCTTCTTTGCTACAGATGATACTATTGGTTATATTAATGGTGTTAGTAATGCACACTTAATTGTTAAGACGAATGAAGTTGGGGGTGTTAAGCATTGGAATAAAGTTGATAATGGTGAAGATGTATACCTTAATTTATCAAGTAAAACCGATTATGAAAACTTACCAACTTACTTAACAAATGAAGTATTATTCATATCAGCTAAGTATACTGGTAGTTTTGGTAATAATATAAGAGTTAGTATTTTCTCATATCTTGATGATTTAGATGATTATATTATGGGTGATGATATTAGTAATAGTCCATATGCAATAGAATATATAAATGGTGATTTAAAAGTGAATGAATTTTTAATATTCGTTATGATTGATGGTAATGTTGTTGAGAATAGAATACTAAGCACTAATATAAACGATGAAAATTATATTGATAGTTATGAATTTGAATATATTGATGTTTATTATAATGAAAACATTACACCTTGTACTGATGATTCTTCTGATTTAGCAAAATCACAATCCGCACCATCTAATTTAGTTTATCAGAGATTAGAAAAAGGATTTAATGGTTATGATGCTATAGTATTAGATGATTATAATAATCAATTGAATAAATTAAAAAGTAGATGGGTAAGTGATTTTAGGTTAATGTATTTTTCTGGTAATAATGAAGAAATTATTCATATCGTATCTGATATAGCAAAAGAAAGACCTGATGCAATATTTGGTTTCTGTGTTCACGGTAAATTAAATAGAATTAATGCTTTTGGTAATGATTCCTTCGGTTTAATGTTTAGTGGTGATAGTGATATTCTTGGAATAGATTTAACTACTTTTTATAAAGATATAAATACTAAAAATTGTTTTCTAATTAATAACTATTCATTAAGGAATTTTAATGGTAGTTATATTGAGGTATCTCCATTGGGAATATTGATGGCTAATATTTTAAAAGGTTATAGGAATAATAATATTATTAGTTTAACTAGAGATGCTTTATCTGGGTTTTTAATATCTGTAAATGAAATGAAATCAATTAAATATAAAGAGCTAAAGAAATATAGAGTGAATATGATTAGAAGAAATCATGATAGATATTATCTTTATGGAGATGATACATTAACAAAAGATAGATGGACTATATCCGAGATATTAATTGAAAATTTTATTATATCAAAACTATATGCTTTTGCGGAATCTGTTAATGGAGCAACAATGAATGATAAAATTGATATACAAGCTAAAAAAATATCATTGCATATAAGAAAAGCAATATCAAACTTAACCACAGATTTCAACATTAAAACTATTATAAATAAAGATGGATATGATATTACTATGAATGTTGAATGGAAAATAAATGATAAGTATTCGGGTATATCAATTAATTTGCAAACCGCATAAAGGAGAATTTTATTATGGGTAGAGGAACACCAAAATCCACTTTAACAGAAAGGGATTTATCGTATGGAGTATCTGGGAATCCTAGCGAACCAAAAGCACTTGTTATGGGTGCTGAATACGGTCCAGCTAATACTTTAGTGTCAGTGAATAAAGTAAATGACATTAAAGCTATTTTTGGTAAACCAGTTATTGGAAAGAATGAAAAAACTTGGATGACAGCTTACAGAAATTTACAGTATGGTGCTGATTTATATTTGGTTAGGGGTGTAAAAGATGATTATACTTCTTCTAATGCAAATAAATTTATCTTAGCTCCTAGTAAAACATTCCTTCAAGTTGTTATTAGTGCCGTTAGTGGTGCATTTACTATTGGTGAGACTGTTACAGGTGGAACTAGTAGTGCAACTGGAACTGTTGTGAGTGTTACTGCAACTATTATGGTTGTTGAATTACTAACAGGTAATTTTGAATTTGGAGAAACTATTACTGGTGGAACTAGTAGTGAAACTGCTACTGCTAATAGTTTTCTTTATTATGATGACCACAAAACTTACATTGAAAATTGGAATGATTTTAATTATGCTACTTGTGAGCTTATTGTTACTACAGCTTCAATCACAGCGGAGAGTGGAGATACAATTACTCAAGATGTAAGTGGTGCAACTGGAGATATTATATCTATTAGTGATATAGTAGATACAGCTAATTCACTTATTGTTGTTAATATGGGTGATACTTCTGTTATATTTGATGCTACTAATAACATTACTACTGTTGGAACACCATCACAAGTAAATGAACCAGTTATTAGATGGATGAACGAAGATGATGTTGCTATTGCTAATCATTTTAGTGATAATCAAGTTTCTATGGTTTATGCTGATTATGTAGGCTCACTTGGTAATAGCATTCAATTTGCATATTGCTCATTAAATGAATATTACAAAGAGAAAACATATGATGGTACTAATACATTTAAATCATTATTTTCATCTAACCCTAACCCTGACCTTAGATATAGAGAAGAGGTTATTTCTGTTATTACAGATGCAAGCGTTGCTCCTCCATCTGAAAATATTGGTGATAGATATTTGATTAATGGTGGTGCTAGTATACACGCTGATTGGGACGGAGCTGAAGGCATAGTTGAATTTGATGGTACTAATTGGGTATCACAAACAATTGCTCTTTATGATTTTACATATTCTATTAAAGATAGAAGATATTATAAGAAGACGTCTGTAACACCTGCTACTGAATTTAACTTAGAGAATTGGGAAGTATTTTCATCTCAATTTGTTGTAGTTGCTATTGATTTTAATGATTATATGGAAAAATTTATTGTATCATCTGATGAGAATGATTTTGCTGATAATGGCGAATCACTTTTTATTGATGATTACTTAGAAGAAAATTCTATCATAATCAAATCAAGGTCAAGAAGCAGAACTTCTGGTATTGATATTGAATTTATTTATGGTTACAGCCCTCTTGTATATTTGAGTAATGGAAAATCAGAAGCACCATCATTAGCAGAATTACAAGGTTGTGTTGATGTTATTTTTGCTGATGAGAAAACTGATATTAGATTGATTGGTGATAATCACGATTTTAATACTAATGAAGACATTCAATCATTACAAAATTATATCAGTGGTAAATTGGGAACTGCTAAATCTAAATTTGGAGTTTATACATTACCTAGTGATGTTATAAACACAAACTTAGTATCTGATTCCATGGCTGTTGCTGATGCAGTAACATATATAGAAGGCATGACTGTTGAATCAAGATGTGCCATTGGTGATAATTGGATTAGAACTTATGACCCTTACAATCATAAAAGATACTATGTACCTTTCACTGGTGATTATATGGGTATCATTAGTAGAACTGCTATTGATGTTGGTTTAGAAAAAGCTCCTTATGGTAGTAGAGACAATAAAGGTATTTTAATTAGTGCTTCTAAATTGTTACATTTGACTACCGAAGGAATGAGAAATATACTTTATGATAACAGAATTAATTCTGTTTTCTACATGAGAGATAAAGGAACTTTAGTATGGGGTCATAAGACTTTATATAATAAAGATACAAGTGCAATTAGTAGAATATCTGGAAGAAGAGTTTTAACTAGAATAGAACAAGATATTTTAGGTTATTTAGTTGATGTAAATGGTGAAAATTCAAATCCTGATTTATGGAACGAAATTACTATGAGCGTTGATGGTGGTTATCTATCACAGAAATATGATATTGGTTGGATGTACGGCTATGTATTTCAATGTGATGGTGATAATAATCCTCCAGAAGCAATTGATAACTTTGAATTATTCCTTGATTTGGGTATTCAATTGTATAAATCGGCTGAATATATTACTCTAAGAGTTAAAATATTCAAAAATAGTGTTAGTATTGAAGAACAAATGTAAGGAGATATTATTATGACTTTAGATACACTATCTCAATTTAAAGGTAAATACCTTGATGTTGTAAGACCAAATTTATTTTATGTAAATGTTGCGTTTCCTACAGTAATGACTATAGGAACTGCATCTAGCCGTGTTAAGTGGTTGGTGCAAAGTGCTACACTTCCAGGAAGGACTATGGGTGTTATAGAAGTGCCATTCAGAGGTGTTAAGGCGAAATACGCAGGTAATTCAGTATATGCTGATTACAATATGACATTTCTTCAAGACACAAACTTTACACTCAACAATGCGTTTGAGGGTTGGATGGAATATATAGAAAGTATTCCTGCTGGAATTAGAGCTATTGACTCTAGCTATAAAACTTTAACAGAAGTTGTACAGTTAGATGGTAGGCAAAATGCCATTAAGAATTATCTTATGGTTGGTAGTTTTGCAAGTGATAAAGCAGATAATCCTTTGGGTCAAGATGCTAATGATGAGGCTTCAACCTTTGATATTACGCTTACTTATGACTATTGGGTATCTTCTGTATCCCTATAAATATAGTATAATTTTGGGCGGTGATTTGAAACTCACCGCCCTTTTTTATATGGTTTGAATAATTTATGTGGAGATAAAGATGAAAATAACATTACAGGATAAATTGGACGCTAAAGCAAAGTTAGTTACTGCATTAGAAAATATTGATATGCTTAATGAGGTTAATATTTCATTAGTTAAGAAAACTGATATTGATGCTATTCTTGTTTGTGATTGTGATAGAAATAGTGATATGGTTCTTGAGAGTGTGAATATTGATAAAGATTTATATAAAACTTTAGCTATATCTCCATTTAAATTTATTGTAATTAAAAAGTAAGGACAATTATCAAATGAAATACTTTAACGATATTCTTGGTACTACTACATATAGAGGTGTTGAAGTTGTTAATATATTTGATAAGTTGAAATTTAAACACCTTAAAGATACATCAAGACTAATAGAATATACAATAGTAGATGGTGATACACCTAGAATATTATCATCTAAATTATATGGTACACCTGATTATTGGTGGACTATTTTACTTACTAATAATATACAAGATATTTTTTTTGATTTTACAATACCAACAAATGTAATAGATTCTATTATTACAACTGCTATAGAAGATGGTATAGGTAAAGACGATTTAGAATTGTTTATTATAAATAATGGCAAGACTAGAGATATAAAAGTTATATCTCCAAACTACATATTATCATTTATGGAATATGTTAATGGAGTAATAAACAAATGAGAAAAAGTAAAGATGAGATAATATCAAATTTAATTGCAAGTTTATATAGTGCTATTGGTGGTGTCAACGAGGACAGTTTGCCACCTACGCTCAAGAAAGAGATTATTAGAGTTAAGGCATCAATAGAGCGTTTAAATGCGAACAGGGGCAATAATTCTGGTGATGAGTTTAAAGCCGTTGTTGGAGATATAGTAAATTTAGTAAATAGTAAAGGTTATTCATCATTAGGTGAACAAAAAGGCGTTGGCGAAAGAACTATTAATGATGAAAATGTAAATGATATATTAGGTAAACAAGGTAGATATGATGATAAAGTTACTGCTTCTAGTGATAGCCTAAGTTTATCTGCATCAAATAAATCAAAGAGCAAGCAAAATGTATATGGTGAGCAGAGCGGAGATAACGCAAGTTCACTCGTTAATGATAGATTAGGGGTAAGCACACCATATGGTGAACAAAGCGGAGATAACGCAAGTTCGTTGGTTAATGATAGATTAGGTTTAAGTACTCCATATGATAATAAAACAACTAAAACTGCTGATAATATAGAAAAGAATATTAAATCAACTCAAAAAGGTTTATATGATGATATAGGATTAAATGATAAAAGAAAAGATATAAGAGTAGAAAAAGAATTATCTATGTTATATCAAAAACTTCATGATAAAGTAGCAACAGAACCAATAAGTAAAGAAAAAGTTATAAATGAACAACTTAAAAATAAAATAGATGGAAGAGAAATAAAAGACAATCAAGTTAATTTAACTGATGCAACTAAAGATGTAACTAGTAGAAGTAAGGATTTAGCTAATGCAACGGCTAAAGCTGTAGAAGCTGGATATAGTGGCGTTGATTTATTAAATGCTAAAAGAGGGAATATGTCATTAGGCAAGAACTCTTATGGTAATCATAATATAGGTAAAAGTTCCCTTAATCATTTAAAAAATATAGTTGATACTTTAGTTACATCATTAATAAAGATGAAAGCTATGAATTTAGGTATGGACGTTTATAATAAATTAACTAAGCAGGAAAGTGGAGG